GGAGATTTATATATTGGTGGAGATTTATATGTTGCTGATGATATTGTTTACGACGAAGCAACAGCAAGAAATTGGAACATTAGTGGGACTGCTACTGTAGGGACATTATTAGATGTTGATGGACAAACTGAACTTGATAATGTAAATATTTCTGGAGTTTCTACCTTTACGGGTGCTGCAGACTTTAATGGTAATGTCGATATTGATGGTCAAACTGAACTTGATAACGTAAATATCTCTGGTATTGCAACTGTAGTAACTTTATTAGACCTTAATGGCAATTTACATGTAGCAGGAGTATCTACTTTTGTTGGTGTTGCAACATATTCTAGTAGTTTATTTGTTGCAGGAACATTAACCGCAGGACTTATTGATGGAGGTACGTACTAATGGCAAAACCTACTACTAGAAAAGAACTTGTTGATTATTGTTTAAGACAACTTGGAGCTCCGGTTCTTGAGATAAATGTTGCCGATGAGCAAGTAGATGACTTGGTTGATGATACTCTTCAATATTTTAATGAGAGACATTACGATGGTGTTGAGAAAATGTATCTCAAGTATAAAGTTACTGAGGATGATATCAATAGAGGAAGGGCTACAGGAACAACTGGAGTAGGTATTGTAACAACAACTGGAACTGCGAATGTTGTTGGTTTTGGGACAACCACTTTTAATTTTTACGAAACTTCAAACTATATTCAAGTTCCAGATTCTGTTATAGGTGTCGAAAAAATATTTAAGTTTGATACTAGCACAATCTCAGGAGGAATGTTTAGTATTAAATATCAATTGTTTTTAAATGATCTTTATCATTTCAATTCAGTTGATTTATTAACATATGCAATGACCAAATCTTATTTGGAAGATATTGATTTTTTACTGACGACAGAAAAACAAGTAAGATTTAATAAGAGGCAGGATAGATTATACTTAGATATTGATTGGAAAGCACAAACTAAGGATACTTACCTTGTTCTTGAATGTTATAGGGCACTTGATCCCGAAAGTTTTTCTCAAGTTTATAATGATAGTTTTGTTAAAAAATATCTTACTGCATTAATAAAAAAACAGTGGGGGCAAAATTTGATCAAGTTTCAAGGTGTAAAACTTCCTGGTGGAATTGAATTAAATGGTCGTGCAATATTAGAAGATGGACAGAGAGATTTAGAAGATATTAAACAGAGAATGTCCTCCGAATATGAATTGCCACCTCTAGATTTTATTGGATAATTATTATGACATTAAATCCATTTTTTCTTCAAGGATCCCCAAATGAACAATTTCTTGTTCAGGATTTAATTAATGAGCAATTAAAAATATATGGTATAGAAGTTTATTATTTGCCTAGAAAGGTTTTCAAAACTGACAATATTATTAAAGAAATACAATCATCAAAATTTGATGATAGTTTTTTAATAGAAGCATATTTGAATAATTACGATGGATATGCTCCTGATAGTGATATCATGACTAAATTTGGTCTTAGATTAAAAAATGAAATAAATTTAACCATATCGAGAGAAAGATATGAAGAATTTATTGTACCATTTTTGGAAGGTATATCTTCAGGAATCAGTCTTGAATATAGTGAATATGATTTGGAATTAATTTCAAGACCTAAGGAAGGAGATTTAATTTACTTTCCTCTTGGGGAAAGACTTTTTGAAATTAAAAGAGTTGAATCCGAAAAACCTTTTTATCAATTAGGAACAAATTATGTTTATGAACTAAGTTGCGAACTCTTTGAATACGAAAATGAACTTATTGATACAAGTATCGAAGAAGTTGATAATACTGTTGAAGATGAAGGATATATTACATCCTTAACTCTTGTTGGAGCAGCAGTTACTGCTTTTGCAACGGCGTCAATTTCTTCTGGATCCATTAGTGAAATATTCTTAAATAATGATGGTAGTGGATATAGTTCCACACCGACTGTGACATTTTCAAATCCACCCAATTTTAAGGGTGGAGATAGTGTTGCCGAAGCAGTTGCTATTACGACTAATATTGGCAATGTTCAATCTATTCAAAGACTTGAAATAACTAATTCTGGTTCTGGATATGTAACACCTCCAACAATTACGATAAGTGGAGGTGGTGGATCAGGAGCAGCTGCCACATGTTCTGTTGGAGGAACACAATTTAGTGTTTCTGAAATTGAAATTACTGGATCTGGTCGTGGATATACAACATCACCTGTAGTCACAATTAGTGGACCTGGAACTGGAGTAACTGCAACTGCAATTGCAAGAATAAATTCGAATACTGAAATTGATTCTATCAGAATACTGAAACCAGGTATTGGATATACTGAAGCACCTACTATTTCTATAACAGGATTATCTGCAATTGGTATAGGAACTTATGCTTATAATGAAACTATAACAGGAGAAACTTCTGGAACAACTGCAGTAGTTAGAGATTTTGGAATTGTTGAATCTACAATTTCAGGTGTTCCTGATAGTACGATATTGAGAGTTTCACTAAATACTGGTGAATTTAGTCCAGATGAAGTTGTGGTAGGATCAATTTCATCTGCTAGATATGTGGTTCAAAATTATGACGATGAAAGTTATGATGATACATATGATTCAAACGAAGAATTTGAATTAGAAGCAGACAATATCTTAGATTTTTCAGAATCTAATCCCTTTGGAGATTATTAATGTTAGGAACATATTTTTATCACGAAATCATAAGAAAAACTATTATTAGTTTTGGAACATTATTTAATGATATTTCAATTCGTCATACAAAAAGTGATGGTAGTATTTTAGATGAGACAAAAGTTGGTCTTTCTTATGGGCCAATGCAAAAATTTCTGGCAAAAATACAAGAGCAATCAGATCTTACTAGATCAGTTGCAATTACTCTGCCTAGAATGTCATTTGAGATGACAAATATTCAGTATGATTCAACTAGAAAAACTGGAGTTACTCAAACATTTAAGGCAAACGATACTACTGATAATAAAACAAAAAAAGTATACATGCCGGTTCCATATAATATCGGATTCGAACTTAATATTTTTGCCAAGTTAAATGATGATGCTCTTCAAATTGTTGAGCAGATACTTCCTTTTTTCCAACCATCATTTAATTTGACTGTCGATTTAGTCAGTTCTATTGGAGAGAAAAGAGATATTCCAATTATTCTTGATAGTATTGATTTTCAAGATGATTATGAAGGATCATTTCAGACTAGAAGAGCATTAATTTATACATTAAGATTTACTGCCAAAACTTATCTGTTCGGTTCTATTGCTGATACGTCTGATGGACTTATTCGTAAGGTTCAGGCAGATATTTATGCTGATACTAATACAAAGACCGCAAAACGTGAAATGAGGTATACTACTATTTCCAATCCTACTAATGTAGAACCTGGTGATGATTTTGGATTTACTGAAGAATGGACTTTCTTACCAGACTCTAAAGATTATAGTCCTACTAGACAGGAAGATATTTAATTATGAATAATAATTATGATTCAATCGATGAGGCTCTGAATATTGATAGTGATATTGTAGAGTCAAAACCAATCAAAAAACCAGAGATTATAAAATCGAAGGATGATGATATAGAGAAAGATTATGTCTATAGTCGTGCGAACCTCTACTCCCTCATAGAGAAGGGTCAGGAGGCAATTAACGGCATTATGGAGGTAGCAGGGGAAGGAGGCAGTCCAAGGGCATACGAGGTCGCAGGGCAGTTGATTAAGAGTGTTGCCGATACTACTGATAAGTTAATTGATTTACAGAAGAAACTTAAGGATGTAGAAGACGAAACTAAGAAGACTACAAATAATGTTACTAATAATGCAGTCTTTGTTGGTTCTACATCAGAACTCCAAAAAATGCTCAAGCAAGGTTTTCTAAATAATAAAGAATAGACTACTTTTCATCGATGAAAAAGTGTAAGCAAGGATATTATTATTGTTATACAGATAAAAAATGTAAACGAATTCCGATGGGATATCGTGTGGCATCTAGTGGATATCTTCGCAAAGAAAATGACGACTCTACAGATAATAATGAAAATGATAGTACCAATAGTAATGGTAATGGCAATGGTAGTAATGGTAGTGGGAGTGGCAATGGCGGATCCAACGGAGGTGGAATGAGTGAATCGAAATCTGGTGATAGTTCTTTGCGTGACTGGTTTGGCAAGAGTAGGTCTAGTGATGGCAAGCCTGGTTGGGTTCAATTGGGTGGTAAATATGCCGGAAAACCCTGTGC